TGAATTTGTTTTTGAACCTTACGGTTCCGAGGAATGCGCTGCGGGAGTGGGACATATTCAATTAGTTCATTACTGAACCCCGGAGCGTCTTCTGGTGCAGATTTGCCTGTTCTATCGGGATGAAAAGCTTGTTTCATCGCCCCTAAATACATTGCTTCATAGGGACCATCTGCTATCACATTCTGTGCATAATGATAAGCTTGGGCATCACAACCCAGCTCATCGTCCCGTGAACCGGATTTGTCGTAGCATTTATCATGCAATTGAGCGACCGCGTCTGTATCGGACACAGGCGGGTCGTTGGAGGACCTGTTTGGTCCTGCGTGATTACCATGACTAGGGACCATTTTCCAAAACCATGGCCGTTCTGGAGCTTCTTTCGCGAGCAAGATCTACTTGTTTGTTCAACAACTCGCGCAGCCACATGGCTGTAGGCCCAGTTTCATGGATTTCACGACCGGTGTAATGCTTCCACAGCTTGGACAAAGTCCAAAGTCCTGCAGCATTAGCCCTCAAAATGGGGTCTTCATGTTTGCCAAATTCTCTACGATATGTTTCCAAATATAACCACATCTGGCCAAACATGATTTCCTTCTCTTCAAATAGAAATGGGAAAGCTAGCTCTGCACATGCATTTGCTCTTGACATCCATCTATCTGGTGCTTCCACTTCTTTATACCATTCATTTATGGCTAGCACTTTTTGTCTATCTATTCGAGGAAGGAAAAATGTTTCGTTCTGGTATTCAACCAAAACCGAAGTTCGCCCTGCAAAGGTAGCTGTATCATACGTTCCAAAACAGCCATCTGGGATTTCACTCTCCCAACCATAATTAGCGAACTCGCGCATCATGAGCGATTGTGTGAATTGTTGTAACGGTGGTTGTCGCGGTGAGGTCGTCAAAACCAAATCGTCTCCAATTATCTTATCTCTAACCCACCGTCTAAAGCGCGTCATGCTCGTATTTTCACCATCACATCGGACCCAAGCAGCTAATAGGACGACTTTCACTGCAATCGTGTTGAAAACAATAGTTCCAACCCAGCCGCTCGGGTTCCCTCGCGTTTGTATAAACACAAACCCGATGTACTGAAGCACAATCGGGTCGTGACACACACCCGCAAAGGCACGCATGGTGGCATCCTGGTGCCACGTCTCCTCAAAGAGACTCACTA